ACTGCTAGAAAACAAGATCGTAATGATTATATTACGAAAGTTGAACAGGTAATTAGTGGCGCTAAGGACGGGTCATTAAAACCAGAAGATGTCAAAAGTAGACTTCAACAACTTAATGATTCATACAAATTTATCCTTGAAGATATTCCCAACTTCAATGTAGATAATATTGAAAAAATCATTGAGGCATATGACGACTATGTAACCAAAAATAAAGCTGTAATCAAGGATTATGGTCAAGATAGTGAAATAGCTCCTATGACAGGTTACAAAGACATTGTGAAGGATTTTAATGATGAATTTAAGTTGGTAAGTAAAGAGCTCGGGGATATTTTCGGAAAAGAATTGCGTGATGTTCTATACCAACAAAGCAATAACGCATTAAGAGATGATGTTAGAGGCGATTCTTTAACCATCGAAAACATGACACTTGAATTACCTAATATTCAAGACATAGATGATTTCCAACGTGCACTTAAAACACTACCAGATGTTGCTAAGCAGCACGCACAAGGAAAATAAAATACGACCAGGAGTCTCCCTGGTCATACATATAATCAAAATGAAGGGAATAATATAATGACACAACCTATATTAAATTATATAGCAAATTTTGACGCAAATAATGAGCATACGTTGTCATTTGTCTATCTTGGTGCAGAAAGAACTTCAACTCACATGGTGTCAATCAGAGAGGATAAGCCTAATTCAAAACCAATATATGAAAAGACAGTCATTAACTACGATAAAGAACATATATTGGATGAAAAGACTTTAAAGAACGGCTATTCATATCTTGCCAAGGTGAGAGTTAAGATTGGCGAAGAATGGTCTGAATGGTCTCCAGAAATCAAGTTTATGTGTTTAGACACACCAGTGATAGAGTTCGACATGATTGATAAGAAGAACTTTATTTATACAAATGACGTTCAGTTCAATGCTGTTTATAGACAGGCGCAATCAGAATCTGTTGTTAGCTATCAATATACCCTTTATGACCAACAACACGTTGTCGTAAAAGGTTATCCTACGAGAACTCCCAACCCCTTATCACCCAATATATTCACTGAACGAATAAGTGATTTAATTAAAGGAAAACTATATTATGTCGCTGTAAAAGTTGTTACGAAACATGGATTGGTACATGTTCATGAGCAACAATTTACTCCGCAATATATTGTTCCTTCGATTTCTGGGATATTACAGCCAAAGCTAAATGAAAAAGATGCTCAAATTACCATTGAGGCTTTTTTAAAGCAAATGCTGGGGACTCCTGTTAAACCATTTATCCCTAATAGACCAACTGATAGTGACGATCACTATACTTACTGGCAAAATGACTACGTGGTGATTCCGAAAGATAACCCTTTGATGTTCACAAAACTTGGAATGGCGAAGGCATCAGATTTTGTGGTTAAGCTTTGGTGCATGGACGTCTCAAATGGTGTAATGCTTGACTGGTCTCCTGAATTAGGAAAAGGGACTCATATAAAGTTTATTAAGCATGATGATTACATTACTTGCGAAAAACAATTTGGGAAAATAAAGTCACGCACTCGCTCAAACATAGTGAAAGGACTGGGTTTAAAACCATTTTATCTGTACATTTACGTACATGAATATAGAATTGAAATGAGAATTGTCGAAGGCTTGCATTCGGACGACCAGGAGGACTGAAGTATATGATTATTGGTGTAGATTATTTTGGATATGACTGGAATGGGACGTTTTACGACACTCCTATTCCAACAGCAGGAATTGATGAGGTTACAATGTATGAGGGACTATATGACGAATTATTCGTTTCTCTCGATACAACTATTGACGAAACGCCTAAGAGACCCGAGAAGTGGCATATAAAGACCATTATGGACGCTAAATTCAATAATTCTCTTGAGGCTGGAACTATTACTGGTTCTGAGCATATTGTAAATAATATTCAAGTATTTAGACGTGAGTATCAAAACGTAGATACGAATTGGAAACTAATCGCTCAATTCCCGTATGAACAAAAATATAATATGTATACGATAATTGATCGCTTTATCGAAAACGGGAAAACTTACGAATATGCTATAGTGCCACTTGCGAAAGATGTTATGGGCGATGTAACAATTAGTGAGCCGATATACGCAGAATTTACTGGAACATATATCTCTGATCTGGATTCAAACTATGAAATGAATTTAGATTTTAAATTTGGGGATATGACTCACAATAAGACCTCTTCTGTTGCAGTGCCACTTAATTCAGAGTTCCCTATTGTAACATTTGGTAATCAGAATTATCGCACAGGGAACATTACGTTCCTACCATTAACTAAAGAGCAGGAACTTGGTATGCGTACAAAAATCTCTCCGAAAGCAGAGCTAGAGAATCGTAAGCGTATTATCGACTTCCTAAATAATGGTAGTGTGAAGGTTATTAGACGTGATGATGGTGACGTACTTGTTGTTGCTACGAATGATATTAAGGAAACACCTAAATCAGATGCGGTGGACGCAATCTCTAACGTGACATTCAACTTCACTGAAGTAGGTAATTTAGACTACGATACGATGGAAAAATCTGGATTAATTGCTGGTGCAGGTAAGTCTATCTATACGTTTGATGAATTTGGAGAAGTTGTTTGGGACAACGAACGTGTGAATGAAGAAGCTAGACGTGAATATCGCAACTCGTTTGCGGATTTTGAAAAGAAAGGTAGTGCTTAGAGATGTTCTCGAATGAAGCAAAGAGATTGAGAACTCTTCCTAATATTTATGACGGAACAACAGCGCCAAGTGATCGTGCTATACAAGTTCATAGACAACCAATCAGAAATATTCAAACGGTGATTCAAATACTAGATGATGACGATTCTATCATTGATACCATTGCAGGCAAAGCTACGTCTGGCTCTTTAAGTGTTGCAGCCGACTCATTAACTAGAAGAACTGGCACTATCAGCTTAATTGTTGATCCAGATTACATGCCAGATAAAAACACAATAATTTGGTACGGGAAGAGATTTAGGATTTACCAGGGTATTGTTGACATGTCTATGCGACCACATGAATACGTGAACTTTTTACTCGGAACTTTTGTGGTGGACGAGGGAACACTTAGACGTGGAAATGGTAGCGATAATATTGAGATACGATTGAGTGACAAAATGACCAAGTATGATGCCGACACCTTGGAACACGAATTAAAGATCCCACGTGGTACTCCAGTTAGCCAAGCAATAAGAAGTGTGATGGAATTAGTTGGTGAGACCGATTTTGGACGTATTGCTGAAAGTTCTGAAAAAGAAATAGTTCCCTATGATTATACCAAGCCTATAGGAACTAACATTATTGATATTGTTAAGGAATTACGTGACATGTACATGGATTATATCTGTGGTTACAATTTGCTTGGTCAATTCGAGTATAAGAAGGTTGAAGTGCAGAAGAGTGATGACGTAAAACAGCCTGTGTGGCGCTTTGACACTACAGATAACGCTAGATCTGATTTAATGATTAGTTTTACTGAAGCTTATTCTTTAAAGAATATAAAGAATAGGGTGGTCGTTTATGGTACTACTTCGAGCAAGACGGGGTACACGCCACACGGTGAAGTTAGAATAACGGATGCCAGCAATAAGTTTAACGTTGATGCGATCGGGACTAGAACGAAAATTGTTCAAAATAACAATTTAACTGATGATATGCAATGTGTCTCCCAGGCAAAATATGAGATTTGGAAAACAGCTCACTTCCAAGAATCAGCGACTATAACCACAGTACCCGTATGGTTCTTAAATGCTGACGACATAATCACTATCACTAATCCTGCAACAGGTGAGGTTGGAAGATATAGAATTGATACAATCTCAGCAGATTTATCAGTTAGTGGTACGATGTCGATCACAGCTCACAAGCTATACTTTGTTGAATTAGCATATGGTAAGGCTGAAACGCCACTTGTAGATGCAATTAAGAATGGTATCAATAACTTAGGTTGGTTGTCTCTTGGAGAACAAAGAATTAAGGATTGTTATGGTATTAGCGCTAGTGGAGATAATACTATGGTGGTTAGATTTATAGTCGAAAACGTTGGTGGAGAGCAGGCTGCTGTTACTGGCTACTTAACCACTAAAAAACAGACATTGGAAATTGATTTGCGAGATTTTGAAAAGCTTAATTTCTCTAGTGAAGACGGTGACGTGGGGCGTTCTCAAGGGGACTACGCCGATCGTGTTATGGGGCACGAAATGTTTCATGCTGTATGTAACGATTATTTTGGAACAAGTAAGACTATCGATATGCCAGTCTGGTTTAAAGAAGGATTTGCAGAACTCTTACATGGCGGAAAGCAAAGGTATATTTCATTGACTGGCTTTATTGATAATGATGAGAAGAAACGATATTTAGTCAATCTGTCTAAGCAAATTTTAAATGGTTCGTGGAATAGCACGTCTGAAGATTATGTAGCATCTTATTTAATTTCGGCAGCGATTTATTACGTGTTAGGGTCTAAGGAAGAGTTGCAAAGTGCCTTCCAGCGTCTTAAGGGGTCAGAAAATATCAATCTTAACTTCTTGCATAAGATGTTACCGCAAATCGGCAAGAATAATGACGAAGCCAAAAATATAGTTCTAAATAAACTTGAAAACATGGACTTGTGGGATAGTTTAAATGACTTAAGCGATCCAGATACAGGCTCTATTGGTGGGAGTCACATGATTAATCTATATAACAAGCCACTTGATTCATCAGATGTATTTAATAACAAGTTAGCCGAAGTTCCCTCTTTGGGATTTAAGTTACAGTTTGATGACTAAAGCTTGTTTGTCAATATTCCAAAAACAACATTGAAAACGTATTAAATGATAAAATAGTAAATAGCTATTTAAGTAGAAAGGTAGGCGAGAATGTGTCAAGATCAGAATTTCCTAAAAAGATAGACACGTTCACTGAGTTGTTTGATTTGCCCGCAGATAAAGTAAACGCTGCGATAGAATTAAACAAATTAAAACAGAAGGCAGTATTAGATAACAACGAACAAAATAGAATTAGCGCTTTGAGTGCTGAATTGCAAGATTATCTAATTACGCCAGAAACAATGAACAAATTAACCGATGCACTTGTTGAGCTAGAAACCTTCTTCTTGCACGAAGTAGACGGTTATATCGAAGAGAAACAACGTGAGTGGGATACTTATGTTAAAGACTTCAATTTTGTTGGTGTATGGGACTCTAGTGGTAAGTATAAGCGACAAAACTTAGTAAGTCATAATGGTAACTTATATCTTGTTTTAAGAGACGTAGTTGCTGATAAAAATCACAATCCAGATAACTCCAAGGATATTTACTGGCAAGTTGCTTTTAAGGGTGACAAAGGTGATATAGGTCTAAACGCATTTTACCGTGGCGTATGGGACGGCAAAAGAGATTATAAGATTGGTGACGCAGTATCTATTAAATTAGGTGAACCTTGGAATCCACTGGATATTGTTTATATCGCTAAGACTGATAATAGAGGCAGAAAGCCAGATATAGCAACAGACGATTGGTTTCCATATAGCCAAATTTTAGTAGGCGATAAAAAGCCAGTTAACCTACACCCAGCAACGCACTTTTTAGAAATTGTAGGGTAGGTGATTTAAGTGTCTGTATCTGGTATACAAAACAATTTGATTGATGCAATTAAGTCTATTGTTAATAGTGAATTGGATAACGTCTCAGCGGCGCAATCGATGACAGGTATAGTTGCTGAAGAACCTGCGGGATATAAGTGTATCGTAAAGATTGCAGGAATAGAACGAGAGTGTACGTTACCAGAACATTTGCATGACTGGGTATCAAAAGACGATATAGTAATCGTGCAAGACTTATATGGTAACGGCGCAGAGTTAGTTGTTACTGGCTCAAGTGGGACTACTAGAGATCAAACTTTGGTAATATCTGATGAGGATAGGGATAAAGGGAGATTGGTTAGTGGTGTAACTAAGTTTGAAGACGAAGATGGCAATATGTTCGATCATGAACTAATTGTCAAATAATCTGTCATTTATTAAGGAGGAAAATTTAAATGATGGGGATTTTAAATGTCAGAAAACGTACAAAGAATAAAGTGGCACAATGATAGCAAGGTGCTTCACTTTGAAACAGATGATACTTCTGTTCAGATTTTAGACGAGAATAAAAACTTAATAGGTACATTGAATGAACTTGCGTTTCACGGCAAGCTTATTGAGAATGTTGATTATAGAAGCATTAAGCATACTGGTGTTTACAATGTCAAAAATCTCAAAGGTGTACCGTCAAATATTCCAGCTGATAAAAGAGCGATTTTATCAATCACTTCAGTGGGAAATAGTGAAAACCCAGATGTCATTTTTTATCGGATTATAGGGGCTAACGGGGCAATCACTGAAAATACAATTTCGGGAAATAATGAATCTGGCTGGGGAACTGGCGGGATTTCACTTCAAAACACAATTTCTAATATTAATAACTCGATTGGTCAAATTAATGAATTAAAAACAAATTCTAGGGATATTTCTCGAGCAATTAACGAAGTTTATGAGAAAACAAATGAGAATAATAGCGAATTATGGAAGTTAAACGACCGATTTAATAGCCACAATCATGACGATCGTTACGTTTTAAAAAGTGGAGATACATTAGAAGGAAATGTGACGATTAAGAGTGGTAGTAGCTATAAGGTCATGAACAATGAAGGTAAGCAATATAACTTCGCACGATTAGATGGTAAGGATCACATGGTTGTAGGTGACCAATCGTATCAAATTTCTATCCAATCAAAAGATGGTTTGATGGTCAATGGTCACAAAGTGTTTACCACGGAAAATTCTGGTGAGGGGTCTGGCATAAATGCTGATAAGCTCGATGGTGTAGATAGTAGCCAATTTGCTAGAAGAGACCAAATTAATGAAATGCACGGCGATTTAAATATGAAGGATGGTCGTCAAATTAGTTTGTACACTAGAGATAAAGCTGAAAATGGCTCTGATGATGCTGTAATTAATTTCAGACGTGGCTCAGACGGAAAGAGACTTACCTATATCAGAAATTATGATGGCGGTATGATTTTCGGGATTGGCGATCGTGAGATTTTAGGATTTTACGATTGGAGTATTTGGTCAAATAACGAGATCACTCTTAATGCCCCAAATAACAGCGAAAACAGATTGAAATTTGCTTATAATGGCGGTAGCGCTGGATTCTATTACAGTAATAC